CATACGTGCTGATTCAACATAGTATGCACCTTCGTAGTTACCGATTTCTCCTGCCCAAATGCGATCCTGTGAAGAACCGTATTGGTTAGGTAGCAACCAGCCTTGTCCTGAAGAGGACTCGGCACGTAGGTCGTGTGATACTTCTGGGTGGATTCCAGCCCAGTATAGTGAACCCTTGCGTCCAATAGCCTTATTGGAACGTAACTTAGCAACAGCCTTACGGATGTCTGCTGAGTCAAGTGTTGAAGAAGCAGCAACTGTTGCTGTTGATGTTGCTGAACCACCAAATAGTTTGTAGGTTCCGCCACGCAATGTTTCCATTGCTACAGCATCAATAGAATCTGCTAGGTTGAAAGCGATAATGTTTGCGACTGCTGGATCAACATCAGCAAGGCTGAAGAGTTCCAATGCGCGAGTTACCAATACAGAGTTTCCGTACTCAGCAAGAGTGATAGAAATCGGAGTTGGTGTAGATAGTGCTACTGCATCTGGATCAGTTGTTTCTGAGAGAGCGGTAGTGTTTGCAGCCAAGTCAACATAGCGTTGTAGAACAACTGTTGAACCGGGGATTGATTGACGGGCAGGTGTTTTATCTGCGACTGAACGAATTAGGGGTTCAGAGCGGAGAGCAAACTCCAATAAGCGATCATACGCTTTCTGGACAAGACCTGCACTGCCAGATGTGCCGCCAAGTGTGGCGGAGCCTGTGCTTGTAAATGCATTAGCCATTGTTCGTCACCTCCAAGGTGATTGGTATTACTATGGATTAAGTATTATTGTGCCCTAAGAATATTAAGGATCTCATCTGCAGATTGTGCATTAGAAATCTTTGATTCTAAATCATCGGCACGTTCAGGGGTCGAACCTATTTGAGTAACAGCATCTTGCTGCCGTAAGGCTGCAATGTTAAGTTGTTTCTCTTCTGAAGCCTCAGACGATGTTAATCCAAATAGATCGCCATTATCTTCAAGCCAGTTATTAACTGACTCTTCACTAATGTCTTCTAGATCTTTAAGGATTAAACGCTGTGCTTTTGGATTGACGCCCTTCTTTTCTAGGACCTCTTTGACTACACGCTCACGCTGCGACTTGGATAGATTCTCAAGTTGCTCAGTGAGTTCCTTGATACGCTTCTCATCAGAACGCTTGGCTTTCCGTAACTTTTTTAATAAGTCACTTCCATCCATCTGCGCCTCATTGTCGGTATCTTGGTCGTCTTCGTCATCATCCCAGTAGTTGTTGCTCATAGCAACCCACCCTTTCTATTCGTTAGTTCGCAAGCCACAGGTTCCAATCGGGGAATTGGTCTGGCTCTTACTACCAGTCTTATACGCTAATGGGGCTGGTCGGTCCATTAGGATTCTATATTGATATAGGTGAAGATAAAGCGCCTTTACCCATACCCGGATCTGCTTGAAATGAAGCACGTTGTAATGATTTTAATCGCTTACGATCTTCTTGCGCTTTAAGATTTTTATTAAAGAACTCTGCTTCGGCTTCAGTTTGCCCATATGTTATATTAGTTTCTTTATAAATGTTACTTAAGTTCTCAGTAGGTTTTAATGCTTCACCAATTGTTTGGTAAGTTTCTTTAGCAGTAGCAGCACCTACATCACCAACTTGTGCGTATAAAGCAGCGGCACGTGTAAGGCTTGAGTCATATCCTTTACCAAGTCCTAATGCTGCAACACCTAACTGTGTAGTTTTTACTTGCTTGTTTAATTCAGCAAGAGATTGAGTAGGATCTAAAAAGTAAGATACTAATTTATCATCAGTAATTTGTGGATAATAAAGTTTTATTTGTTGCATCATTAGAGGATCTGCATTTTTAACATTATCTATTGCAAGATTTACACGTCTACCTACCTCAGCAGGTGCTACAGCATTACCAATAAGAGTTGCATATCGCTCTCTAGTTCCCATACTAGCCTGTCCTGCAGCAGCAAGGTACTGAGTAAAAGCATCTTCTTGTGCTAGATAAGCATCTTCGCTTAAAGCGTTAAGTCCTTTAGTAGTACGTTGTTTATTACCAGCAAATCTTTTTTGATAAGCAGGTAATTCACGCATAGCAAGCATTGCTTGCTCTGGACCCATCTTAGGATCCATAATACTATTTGCTACAAACTTTTCTAATTCAGCAATTTCATCAGGTGCAAAATTATTATCAGTAAAGATTGCAGTTATTCTTGCAAAAGCATCCCGCTTTGTATTTAAATCTTTTATGTCTTGTGCTATTTTTGCTTGTTCAACATCATACTCTTCTTTTGTTTTTGCTTTAGGTTTTTCCGTAGATGTAGTTGTTGGGCTATAAGGTGTGCCGGATTCTGCAGTATCTGAACCAAACAGAGTATTTCCATACTGATCTAAACCTGTTGGTACAGGATTCATCATCTGGCTAGGTGTTTGTGAGTCCATATTTTCTGACCAGTTTTGAGCAGTATCTGATGGGCGAGGTGTTGACTGCATTTGATCGGGTTTAAAGTTAGGTGTTTGACCCGGTTTAAAATTAGGAATACCTAAATAATTTAAAGGATCTACCTTTCGTTTAACTGCCATTAGATCTTCCCCCAAGTTTTAAGGATTGTATTAATAAAAGAAGAAGCGCCTTCATTTGCTGCTGCAGTAAATCTCCAGTTAGGATTCTTGCGTACATTTAATGTGAAATCATTAGGGGACATAATCCCTTTCTCATCACGTATAGCATTCTGTACATCTGTATCATAAATATCTACAGTGTTATTACCTAGTTCTAATTCTTTTTCTTTTATGCGTTGAAAGTTAGAACTGATATCGCTAACCTTTAAGCCGTTATCAATGTAAGGTGCAAGATTTTTAAAGTGTATTTTTGCTGCTTGTGTAATACTATTTTTTGCTTGTTGAACACCAGTATTTAATGCCTCTGCACTAACACCCGGAGTTCCACCACCCGGCTTTAAAACTTCATTTGTTTTTTTAAGCAAATCTATATGTGTTAATTGAATACCCATATCTGCAGCATGTTCATTTAATGTAGTATATACATTACCAATTAAACCACCTGCATCTTGAAGTTGCTCCTGTGTTGCCCTAGTAATGCCAGCACTCTTAGCAGCCTTGTCGCCTTTATTGATAAGTCCAAGGCGCATTTCAATACGATCTTGTTCTGTTAATTGAGCGTAACTAACACCTCCACTAACAGTATTACCTGTTATTGGATCTCTAGTAGAAGTAGAATAACTTGTGCGTTTTAATTCTGCATTATGAAGTTTATCCCAATAGGCTTCAGCAAGAGCATCTACTTTATCTACTAATTTAGGATCGCCAACATACTGTTGAACAGTACGGCGGAACTCGGCAATTGCATCTTCCTTAGTAGTTAATCCACTACTTCTAGAACTATCAGTAGTTCTGCTTGGCATAGGAACACGTGTATTTACCCAACTATCAAAACTATACAAAGCAGTTGGGGTTTCAGAGTTAGCGTTTACTGCACCTGTATTAAAGTTATCAACAGAAATCTGGCTTAAAGCATTTTTAATTGCACCTTGAAAATCAACATCTTTATCTGTTATAGGTCCAGCAGACATTGACCTTTGGAAACCCTTAGCAGTTGGATAATATGATTGCAATTGCTTCTTGTAATAAGCAATACTATCTGCATCACGTGGGATTCTTCCCATATATTCTTGTACTGCTGCATCAAGGCTTTGAGTCATGTAACCCGAGCCATCTGGTGATGCTAAAATAGCCCATGCTTTAGGTTGATTACCAGCATCAGTTGCTGCAGAAACGTAAGGAGCACTCTGAACTCCACCAGTTGAACTACCAGAGTTAAGAACAATACTGCCATCAATAAACTTTTTATAATCACTTGAAACACCTACTGGAATTTCCTTCAAAGATGATTTAACTTTGCCAGCAGGTTTAGGTTCAATCTTTGTATCACGTGTTGGAGTGGGTTGTGGAGTTACCATAGCATTTGCTTTTAATTTTTGCTCTGCTGCTTTGGCAGGTGCATAGGGATCTTTAGGTGCCACAGTTTATTTACCCATCACTCTAGTTGGAGTTACATAAATGTCGTTTATCAAAGGTTTAATAATTGTTTCAAAGGCTTGAGTTAAAATAGGATTTCCTGCAGAGTATTTCTTTAGGTTATTCAATCCAGTCTTTAATTCATCATCTACTAATTGCTGTCCGTTAAACTGAGAACGGATATTAGGATCTTCTAATACATCAATAACTCTATTAGCAAGAGGAAGTATTTGATCTATAAACTTACGT